TCTTAATAGCCCTCTCATTCATTATTCTTCCTTCATCCACCAGCCACCTAACCAAGGTACCATCCTCATTAATAAGAGGCATGGGGATAGCATGTCCTTCAACATCTTGCATGGTGTATATAGGATAACTCACAGCTTCTGTACCATTAACAAAGGTACCACGGGTGGCAGCATCTGTTGAGATAAATATATTATCTGCATCTATTTCTGGGTTAGATTCCTGGACTGTTAATAATAAATCTTCATGTAATTCGTCTTTAGATAAATGCTGGTATACTTTCTCAGGTGGATGTAACATAATTCTACCTCCACCATTAAAGCTAGACTCACCTACCGTATTCTTTAATTGGCTTTTTGTTAACGCCCTAGCGTCCTTAATATCACCAGTCCTGAGAAAATTCTCACGCATTAAGTCGCCAGTGATTTCACCCACACCTGGCTCTACGCTGTTGAAGCCAAAACCTTCTTCAAATGTATCAATTAAAAAGTCTTGTATCTCATCTGCCTCAAGACCGTCTTCCTCTCTAGACTCTCTCAATCTTTCTATTCTTACAGGCTCATCTACGTTAAGTACAGATTCTCTCGCCATCTTAATAGCATCCTCAGAGGACATATTAGTATTATCAATATGGCGTGAAGCTACCTGCGCTATAGCTTGTTCAGTCTTAGACATTCCTGATATGGCTTCTGGATTTCTGGCAGCTAAGAATGCGTATGAATTTAACTCTGCTGTCATATCCCCTGTGCCATTCATAACCGAGGCACCGAGTCTATTGCTTAGACTAGATATGTTACCTCTGTACTGTAAGGCTAATACTGCCTGCTCCTCGAGACCTGGGAGCTCACCAGACTGTGGATCAGCCTGTTTCTTTACTGTTTCCAGAAAGTGATCATTTACTTGCTTGCCTGTATAACCAGTTAGCTGCTTACCTGCATCTATATCGGCCCCTAAGTTTATTGCTGTATCTCTTGCTGTTGCATCTTTGTTGTGCTGCTTAACTAAATCAGTAGAGAGTTTAAGGTAATTACTTTCACCAATAGAATCCCTTGCCCTTTCAATATCAGTCTGGGTTATTTCGCCCTTCTCCATATCAAGCTTCATCTCTAAGATTCTTATATTAATTTCATCTTGAGACTGCTTCTCTAATTCTTTTTGTCTAGCCTGCTCTTGTCTGTCTAAATCCATAACGGCCATGGTAGCTTCACCTACCAACCTATCACGCTCTGCCTCCTCTAATCCTAGTAAGCTAGGGTCATTACCCATAAGCTCTGCTAAGGTGCTAGTGGGGTCTCCCTCTATCATGTTACGGTATGATTCTATTCTTACGGTTGACCTGAAATCATCCTGTAGGGCGTACCTTTGCTCTGGTGTAATAATCCCAGTAGAGACCGCCTCATCTAAGGATTTCTGCACCTGGTTCTCATACATCCCCAGTTGCTCTGGGTTGGATTGTATAGCCTGAGCTTTATAGTTTTGGATACCAGTAAACAATGCTTCTTTAGAAAAGCCAAGCTGCTGCTCTCTGGCTATTCCATAGGCCTTTATCTTTTGACCCTGAACAAAGCTATCAAACTCCGCTGAGAATCTGCCTGAAACTTCCGAATCAAATATATTTGTAAGCGCACTTTTCCTAACAGAACTACCAATCTCACCTATATCATCCGGTAGGGTTTGAAACGTAGGATTACCTTTATCGTCTGTTGGGTTCTCGTACCTGCTGTTAGACTCCTTTACAAATTGCTCAGTGGCTACTGACATAGCTTTAGTATATTCGCTGTTCTGATAGCTGGCCTTAGACTCCTCGAAGAACTGCTTACCTAACACCTCTAGATCCCTTGATGCGTTGGCCTGTGCTAGCCCTGCTGAGGCAGCCACAGACGTAGATATAGATGCATTACCTTGTACTACTCTTGATGCTGGTTTAGTTAGTCTTGGCATTAATTTTTACCCTAATATGGTGGATACCTGGCTAGCTATACCAAGTATGGAATCAATCCCGGACGATACTTGTCGGGTGCGTACTTGCCTCTTACCAGCAGCGAGAGCTGTAGTTTGTGAATCAGCCTCAAATATAGCTGCTTGATCTCTGTGAGATTGTGATACTATTTCCTGAGTAACCTCTCTCTCAAAGTTGCTTAATGCCTCATGTTGAAACGCTAACGCAGTCTTAGAGGTCGATCCTATGTTAGAGGATATTGCAACAGAGCGTTGAGTAGATAATATCCTTGCTGTCTGCCTACCTAGCTCAGCCACTCTTCTTTTAGTGTTAACCCTGTCAACACCAATATTAAAATTGGTGGCTGTCTTTATTGCAGCCTGCGCCTCGCCTATACCCGATACTTGTTGTTGCGCAGCGACTTGCTCTAATACAGTTCCTGCTAAGCCCTTACCAAGATTCAATCCTTGCTGGAACTTCTCACTAGTAATGAATGTCTTAAAATCAGCCATTATCTAACCTCCCCGTCTACGCTGCCGAATATACCTGTTAGTACTAGAGGGAATGGCCCACTTAGCTCAATAGGGTACTGCCCCCCGTCTGCCCAAGGTAAAGACGAATAGTTGATAAGACCTGTAGTTAACTCAACACGTTTACCCATCGCATCAGGGGCTGATCTTGTTGGTCTAAAGTTACCAAAGGTAGGAGCTGCTGAATTAACAACCCTGAGCTGTGGTGATACACGCTTTAGTTTATTGCCAGCAACGGAGCCGCCTCTTGTTTGGTGAGCCATAGGGAGGGGTAGTATAGTTGTCGTATAGTCTAATCCAACCGTAACTTCGCCTGATGCTGATGCTAGCGTTATAGCCCCAGACGTTACCGTCACATCTGGGTGTGATGCGCCGTCTGCCTTTACAGTTACTACCTTCCCCTCAAGATGATCTAACCCTTTGAGAGATGTAACTTTTAGAAAAGCGTTACCACCTTCTCCGTAAGCATTGAAAGAGGATGTGTCCTCATCAAACAACTCAAATGTATTAGTTGTTTTATTGGCTACTGTATAAGTATTGTGATTTATAGAAGACATGTTAGAAGCGGTTGAGTCAATGTCTGCAATTGCAGGGTCAACTAAATCCTTTATTATAATGATATCACCATCAGATAAACCGTGAGATGCAGAGGTGACTACAGCAGGGTTAGCCGCTGTAATTCCTGTTATGACTAAAGGGTTAGATAAGGTTAAGAAACTGTCTGAGAACCCATCTGTATCATCAAGCCCGTCGCCAGAATCAAATAATTCTACATACCTCTTTGTGACGGAATTTATTGTTCTTTTAACAACTACCCAAACCTGGTCTTCTTCGCCTTGAGAGATGGTTTGTACATTCTCATATTTACCATCGGTTTGGTAACGACACCAAGCTATAACCTTTTGCTCTCTGACATAGGTACCAACCAATAAATCGCCGTCATTAGTAACTACGTGTATTCGTGAGAAGGGCTCTTGAGCATAAGCCATCTCTTTTACACCGCCAGCTGTCATATGCTCTGCTAGCTCGGTAAGGTCTTCTCCTCTGTAATTATCAATATCAAAATCAAACCTTAGTGTGCGTACCTTACGCCCAGATTGCTGGATAAAAAGAATCTCGTTACCTAGCTCTACAACTTGTTGGACTCCGCTACCGTGTCTTGTTCTTAATTTAGTAGTAATATTTGCAGGGGTTATGGCACCGGCTGCACCACCTGTATCAATTGTTACCTCCCCTCCCACCGTACCAATTGTTAAACCTCTGCCCACGGATGCCCAACTAGTTTGGTTAACTTTACCAGAGCCCAATAAAATCTGGAAGCCATCAGTATCACTGGTTCCAACCCCAAAACCAGATAAAATTCCAGACTCAGAGCCCCATACGTGCTGTGGTTGAGAGGCAGTACCTGCTAGTATTAACCTCTCCTCATATATAGCTACTGTTCTTGGCCATCCTCTAGAAGAGCTCCAAGTTTCTCTTTCAAGTGTCCAGTCGCCTGTCTCAGTAATAGCTGATAGAGATTTTAATATCTCGCCTTTTACTTGGGCAGGTGATATTACCTGGGTGATTTTTATAACACCGCCGTGTACCAAGATGTAACTACCTGGGTCACTACTCTCAAAAGCCTCAGCTGATGATGCTGTATCAACAGTAACAATGGTACCTGCCGATTGTACATCTGGCGTGATATCTACGATAGGACTTAGATCCATCTTCCAATCACCGGAAGCTATTGCGTTAGTATCAGTGAAGGTTTCCACTACATCGCATGTAGCTGTAGCGCTGGGGGATGCTCCACCTAATGCAGTAATAGCAGCTCTACCTGTTTCACCCGTTGATAAGTTTATAATCTGCCTACCTATATCTGCCGTTCTAAAGCTATTACCGCTAGCAGTGAATGTTACACCAACGCCTGTAGTAGCACCAGGTGTGCAGGATGTTGAAGGCGACTTACCTGTTTCATAAGTAGGTGGCGGGGAGGCATCTAGGGTTGATATAGCCCAGCTAGTAGAAGAGCTCCTTACCAACTTCCTAGTCTCATATGAAGGGTGAACTATATAAATGATATCACCAATTTGGTCATATTGTATATTAGGTATGGCGGCTGTGGGGTAAGGAGATACAATCTCGTAAATCCTCTTACAGCTTCCCCCTGATGAATACGCCGTAAAGGCCGATGAGTTGATACCAGACAACTCAAATGTATTAGTTGTTTTATTGGCTACTGTATAAGGTGAGTTTGGTGCGTTAACTTCTGTCATGCCTGCAACGCCTGTTATGTAAACATCGTCTCCATCTGAATACCCATGACCATTTATTGTAACTACAGCAGGATTAGCCGATGTGATTCCTGTTATGGTTAAGGCGGATTCTGTCAGCTGCTCACTGCTTGTAAAGAACCTTATATATAGGTTGCCGAACTCTAGTATAAACGCATCGTTTCTGCTAAACTGGAATCTCTCTAGCTCCACCTTAGCTGCTGAGTTCTTTACCTCAGCCTTCCATGCTGAACCACCCCTACGTATTAACGGCCCATGAACAGTGCAAGCTACATTAGTTGCTGTCTGTACTGCCGCTGAATACTTATCTAGATCAGATCTAGAGTGCAATAATGGGGCCCACTCGCCAGCGTTAAATCTATGCCCAGGTACGGATATCTTAGTCATTATCTTACCCTAGTCAATGCGGTTGAGCTGAACTGCCTAGCAGACCCCTGCTTCCCGTCTGTAACTAAACCAGATCTTTTAATGTCGTTATAAGCCTCACCCAGTTGAGCTGTTAATGCCCTAGAGCTTACCAATTCATAAGACAGCTCATAAGACAATCTAGCTATGATTGCTTGCTTTAATTTTGTATCATAACTTTCTGTATTAGTGACCCTAAATATATATCTAATAGATAGAGTATCTGAGTCAGTTAATACCTTATCACCTTCTCTTACCCATTTTATAGCGCCTGGTTCCGTCTCGTTAACATCTAATACGCGTAAGCAAAAAGGGTCTGTTGGTAACTGGAATTGATTAGCATAACCATAGACTGGTGCTGTAGCAGACTTAACTAATGTAGCTCTGCTTGTTGCAGAAGTCCAGGCACCTTCTGCCATTACATCCTCTGAGATACTGTCAAACATAACATTACATAATATCTCTTCACGGGTGGTGGGATTATCTATATCGGTAACTATTGCTCCCCCGAGAGGGAGCAAAGCTAGGTTACATATATCAACTTTTGATGCGATGGTGTTACCCTCCTTTGCACGCTATGCTATGTATGCTTTATACAGCCGCACTGAACGGTGTTGCTGGTGTACCAGTGTTACTTACAGTACCCTCAACAAGCCACAGCGTTGAGGCAACATCCGTCAATATTAACACCTCGCCTATAGTAACACTACCAGTGGTTGACCTATTTAAGGTGATAGTGTCACTGGTACCCGAAACCGCAGCGAAAGCGACAGAGTTATCTGATGTGTCATCCATCAGATGAACGATTCCTTGCATGTGCTCGGTTCCTGCTGATGTCTGGATAATATGGCTATTAGAGGTTGCTAGTACAGTAACAAGAAATTTAAACACTGTGCCACTACCAGTTGCTGCCGGTAATGTTATTGTGGTACCTGCCGCTGTATCAAGTTGGATTATCTTACCACCATGAGAGGCGGCGGTTAAGGTTAATGCTGTGCCCCCTGCTTGAAACCTTGCTGAGTTATCACAAAGCTGGTTAATTTCAAGTCCTGTTGCTGTTATAGCGGTGCTGTTTAGATTAACAGTATTGACGTTTATAGTATCTAAATTATGTATTGACATTTATTTATCCCTTACAAAAGTGGGGCCGAAGCCCCATCATGGTTAGATATAATCTATTCTTGCAATTATATCGCCAGCTGCATCCGTAGCAGCAGGGGTGGTTACCGTAAAACCTAAGTAGAATAAACCACCTGGATCTGCAGACAAACCGCCTACCTGCCACAATTGTTGATCGGCAGTAGTTATATTTGCCTCCTCATATCTAACGCTTGCCCAAGCGGTACTAGCAGTCTGCAAGATGGTTGACAAAGTAGCGAAGCAGTCAGCATCTACTACTACACCAGATGTATTACCATTCTTTTGTTGATTACCGCCAATACCACTATAATACAACCCTATATCTGCAACTAAATCAGAAACAGCATCTAAAGCGTCATTCATGATCCAGATATCTAACGCTACCGCATCAGACCTGACCGGGCATAGTAAGATAATGTCGCCTACCTCATCAACTGATGTAATAGGAATAGCATCTTGATCTATTAACGTTTTTAAATAACCTGATTTTCTGTCTAATGGCACCTGTGGTGATGCCTCTAAATTAGTAATATTCTCCGATTTAACGGTTGATACTGTCATAACTGTAACTCCTTAAAGGGGAAAGTAAAGGCTGCATAAAAATATACAGCCTGCTTTTATTGCTTATTGAAAGTTGATGTCTACAACTTGGTTCTCTTCCATACGAACAGCGCCTAACATCTCATAAGACGTGATTTGATGAACATGGGCCATATCAGTACGGACATCATTTTTAAGATCAAACGCGTGTGACTTAGCCACCTTAACCGCTTGCTCTGTAAACATGAGAGCCCTATAAACAGAACCTGCTGTGTGATCTGGTACACGGTTAGTCCTGAGCAGATTAACACCACGAAAGCTGGGTAATCTTGGACCTGATAGAGCCTTATCACCTTGGTAATCAAAGCTTGTAAATTTCTGTTCGCTTAAAAGATCTTCAACACCTAAGCCGCGTGCAGTCATATAGAGTTTGCGTATCTCAATATTGATATCGTTCTCTTCAAATATGCGCAAAGCTTGGTTGAACTTAGCTACAGTAAGCCCAGCACCCCCATGTACTATCGCATTGTTAGAATCAAACGCTTGAGTTCCCTCACCATCTTTACCGGTAGCAGCTGAACCTAACATTGCGTTATAGACAACACCATCATAGGATTCACCATGTGCCTCAGCTAGTTTTATGGCATAGTTACTGGTTGGGTCAGTTAACATTTTTAACTTATCCAACGTATCTAAATATACTCTACCATAATATCTACTAACCGTGGCCATACGCCTTGTATGATCTGGGTCTTGCCCATCTAATATTTGATTTCTAGATGCAATTTTTGAAACGGTTAGCTTTCCTAAACGATCAAAAAAATGCTTCTCGCCTTGCATATCTTCTTCTTCAAAGATACCTCTTACTTTACTCAATCCTTCCGTAGCCAACATATACATAACTGATGAATAGTTGTTTACAAAGGCTTGATCCTGTGTGTTAACTGCCATAATAATACTCTCCGATTAAAATTAGAAACATCGTCTGCGGCGAGCTTACCCACTGTAGTGGAACTATAACCTAGTCTTAACGCGACTTATTCGACAGGTATGTATGAACTGTTCGGGGGTTCCTGCGAACCTTAACCGGCAGCGTGTATGTGTAACGAAGCCATATCTTTTACTGCTTGCGCATGCCCTTGACTTCTTCTATCTAGGTAGGCAGCTTTGAACTCACTATTAGACATCTTCTCTGCGATACGCTGCTTTGCCTCAGCAGGTGTCATAACATTATCAAAGCTTGATACTTTATCAATGGTACCCTTCTCTTTATAGGATACGGCCAGCTCTGACAGAATCATAGCTAAAACTGGGTTATTGCCTGACGCACTCTTAAGTTGGTCTAACGCCTCTTTATGCCCTTCCTCAAATTGGTTTAGCACTGTTGTTGCATCTTTAATTCTAGTGTCGTAGTCTTTACCCCAAGAGCTCTTAAGAGCTTCTGAGCAAGACTCCTTATCTGCCATCATCTGAGCTTCTATTTGCGACTCATCTGGATATAGACCCATCTGGTAATCTAACACAGACTTAAACTGTTTTTGAGATAAACCTAAATCAAAGGCAACCTTCTTATAGCCAGCCAGCGCTTCTTCATCAGCGGCGTCACCAATCTCACCTATATCATAATTATCTAGCGCTTCTGGTCTACCTAGTTTTGAATATAATTTATTTACTGCCTCAACATCATCTTCTTTTGGAAGCCTAACCACACCATCAACGCTTTCTAGCTTTTCGTAGAACTTAGCTAAGTCCTCAACACCTGCGTCATTGGTTGGTATTCTTATAGAGCTTCCTGTAAGCTGTTGTAAGTTTACATGTGATTTACAAAAAGATTCCATATCTTTATAATCCTGCATGCACTTCTCGCCCCGATACGACTCAGGCAAGGTATCTAGGAAATTAGCAGGCACGCCGCTAGGCTGCGCAGCTGCATCGGTAGTAACTGGTGCTGTGGTTGTATCAACAGATAAATTAGACTCGGTCATATTAAATATCCTCTCTTTCATTGGTAATGTTGTTAATTGCTTTGATATGGCTGTATAGCTCTTCTGGTTTCTCAACAGTAGAGATAAGTCCTTGAACTAACTCTTTCTTGCCGAGGTTATATAAAGTAAGGTCGTTGGTTGCTCCAATACAAGTGGTATCTATATATCTCATCTTGAGATAAGCGAGGTAGCGCATACCATCCTCAGTGTTATATATCCTCTTAGCTAAAGCTGTATAATCTTGTAACGTATTAGTCATACTATATCCTATTGCGATTTAGATTCGATATCCGCAGCTTTTACGCCAGCTTCTAAAGCTTGTTCTTTCTGTGCAGCCTCTGCCCTAGCAGTACGCAACTGCTCTACCTCCTCCACACTTCTTAATGCAACAGGCGGTATATTCCTAATACCAGCTAGGTGCTTCACAAGACCATCTCCATTAACTAAGTCAATAGATCCAGGGTCAACCTGTGCGACACCTGCTGACTCTTGCAGCCACCCCATGATATTAGTAACTTCCTCTAGCCTCTGCGATCTAGCTAAGAGATTAATAAAGTTGACATCAATATTAATACCCTCATCCTTTACATCTTGAGGAATTGGGGGTAACGCGCCTTGCCTTAAAAGAATATTGAAAGACCTTAAAATTATTGGCGCTAATAACTCATTGTTTATTCTGCTCGTTGTTGGGCCAAGCACTCTATGCATCTGTACCGTTCTCTCAACGATCTCAGTAGCAGTCATCTCGCCTGTCTCTGTTCTTGGTGGAAGCAGTAGTTTATCTAAGTAGAAAATTCTCTTAACTGTATCCTGTAAATCCTTCTTACCCATCTGCGATAAATCTGGCCTAGAGCCTAAATCTATGGGCCTTACAGCATCATGGCTGAGGACGTTAGTCAGCCCAGCTGGTATCAGCTCTAGTGAACCTGTAACCTCTCCCGTTATTACTGTTAGAGGTGGCCTGTTAGCTAATGCTAGTGCTGCTAACTCTTCCTCGCTAAGGACATCAAGTGATAACATATTAGGTAGCGCTATAATTCCAGGTGCAGCACCGTATACCTCACCTGGAGCAGTTTCCCATCTTGATACATGTATAGGGAATTCATAATAACCGCCTTCGTCTAATATCCGTGGATTCTCTACCTCTAAATCCACATAGTAATAAGGTCTTGATTTAGGTGAGCCTAAACCATCTTTATTTAACTTAACATCTTTCTCAGCCCTCTTGCCCCATATCTTGACAAACTGTATTCTTACTGTCGGGTCAGTCTTAGCCAACTTTTTAATACGTGTACCTACTTTATCCTCCCCCCATTTTTTAATTGCCTGGACTGGGGTTAGGCTGTAACGTCGTACAACTTTATCAACTATAGAATCTTCATTTTCTTCCCAGGCAATCTCAGCTAAATGTAATGCCTCAAACCTAAAGCCAGGCTGGTCGGTCTTGGCTTCTTGAAGTAGAATCATGTTTCCCAGAGACGGGAACTGCCTATAAGCTTTACCTACCTCAGTGTCAAAATTTGATTCATGTAAAAAATCATGTATACTACTATTAACTTCATGCAGCCATTTAGAGGAATCAGTGCCGTCATTTAGTAAGACTGACTTAAATTCTATCTCCGACCAGTTAGTCGCTGGGTTAGTCAATGTTGAGTGAATGGCAGAGGCTAGGTCTCTTGTAGCTTCATAACCGGTTGTGTCAAATCTATTCTTGGTTCTCTTAGCGCCTGGCGTATTAAGAGAGTTAGTGGTAGAGTTCTGGAATCTTCCTGATTGATTAGGTAAAGTGTGCCTAGCTAATACCCTCCATTGAGGATCCCAGGTACGCCTTTCAACAGAACCAAACAATAAGTCTGATTCCTTTATTAGCTGTGCAGCTTGTTTAGCGTCGGTCATAATAATTAGCCTAGTAACGTATTCTTAGAATTAGTACCAAGGGTTGAGTTGGTCTGAGTAAGCCTTCTTCTCCTAGAGGCATCCGCTCTCTTCGCTGTTTCTGTTAGGTCGGGGGGCACTATAGAAGCAGGCTGTTGCTGTGGAGCTGGTAGCATTGGTGCCGCTTGTAGTGGCGAGAGCAACGCACCAAATAAAGCGCCTGTTACCCTCTTTATAGACCTTACTGCGCCTGACATATACTAACCTCCAAGTAATGTTTTTTTCGCTAAGCCGTCGCCTGCTGTAGACCGTCTACGTCTTTTCCCTATGGAAAGTTGTGACTTTGCCTTGTCAGCATCAGCATCAGGTTGTGCACCTAGAACTGATGTGGCTGATTCTGCTTTCTCTAGTGATGTTGCAGTCTGTGCAGCTTCCTTGGCGTTATGCTGTCGTATTTTTACCATTAACCTTGATGCATTTGCCATATACTAACCTCCAAGTAAGGTTTTTTTCGCTAAGCCGCCGCCTGGTGTAGACCGTCTACGTCTTCTCCCTATGGAAAGTTGTGACTTTGCCTTGTCAGCATCAGCTTGTGCACCTAGAACTGATGTGGCTGATGCTGCAGCCTGTGCAGCGTTCTTGGCGTTATTCTGTCGTATTCTTTCCACAAAGCTGCCTAGACCTGACATATGTTAACCCCCTAATTTTTAATGTAAAATATCCAAGTCAAACCACGTCATTAGATTCTAAACGCCCCTAATTGAAAGGCCCATGATTTTTAATTCTACGGAGCGTAGCTCCTTGGTATGAAAAGACCGTTAAGTCAAATCACATCTGGCGTTACCCAGTAGAAGATTACAGTGGTGACATGGCAATGGTGTCCTTT